TTTCACACTTATTAATATGGTTTCTTCTAATTCTGGTAACTTTGTTGGATCTACTACTCGACGTTGTACAGGTCTTGAAGATAATATAGCGCTAAAGTTTGTGTCTCCAGTGTTTAGTGGTTGGGACGGATTTGATCCTCGCTCTAATCTACTAACTGACTTAAATGATGGTACTGTTTCAGGTGATTTCGACGTAGCAAAGAAAACATTAGCGAATCCTGAAGAAGTTGATTTTAATCTTCTAGGTGTTCCTGGTGTTCACTCGGCAGGATCGGGTAATCCTATTGGCAAGTATATTGATATGGTTGAACAGAGAGCCGATGCTTTTCTACTTGTGGATATTGCTAATACTACAGCTACGGGTTCAGGTTTAGCTTTATCGGTTGCTAATGCTTTGGATCAAGCTAAGAAGTTTGATACAAGTTATGCAGCTACTTATTATCCGTGGATTAGAATTAATGATGGCGATAATAATCGTCTGGTTTGGGTACCGCCTTCGGTAGAAGTCATGGGTGCATATGCATTTAATGATAGAGTGGGTCAGCCTTGGTTCGCACCAGCTGGCTTTAATCGTGGTGGTTTGGAAAGAGTATTGGAAGTTAGAAGAAGATTAACTCAGACGCAACGCGATGGTCTTTATAATCAGCGTCCTGGTATTAATCCGATTGCTACATTCCCAGGCCAAGGTATTGTTATCTTTGGTCAGAAGACTTTACAAACTAAACAGTCTGTATTGGATAGAGTGAATGTTCGCAGAATGATGTTGACGGTTAGAAAGACAATTTCTAGAATGTCTCGCAACTTTGTTTTTGAACAGAACAATGCGGCAACAAGATCTTCATTATTGAATATGGTAAATGGATATCTTGGTTCGGTACAAGCTGCAAATGGTGTTAATGAGTTTAGAGCTTCTATTGAAGAAGGTGCTGACTTAGTAGATAGAAATGTAATTAAAGGTAAGATTTTCTTGAAACCGACTTCGGTTGCTGAAATTATTATCTTTGATTTCACTCTGACGCCACAAGGTGCATCCTTTAGTGAATAACAATTAAATAATGTGTGAAGGGAAAACAAAAATCCCTTCACACATATATTTATTTTAGAATTGAATTAATTTTCTCAGTTTGGAGAATATGAAATGGCTGATGTTAGATCCGTAAATCAAATGCTTGCGGACACTTTTGAACCGAAAAGACAAAATAGATGGTATTTCCAGTTTGCTGAAGATGTCCTTCCACAATTCGTCGCTAAGACTTTTGCGCGTCCGACTTTTACTCAGGAAGCTGTGACGATTGATTATATTAATAGTAAGAGATATCTTGCTGGTAAATTTGAGTGGGGTACTGTTGCTTTAACTCTTCATGATCCTATTGCACCGAGCGCGTCGCAGAAAGTAATGGAATGGGCACGATTAGCTCATGAAACGATTTCTGGTCGTGATGGATACGCTGCTTTTTACAAGAAGGATTTTTCCCTTCATTTGATGGACCCTGTTGGTGTTACAATTGAACAGTGGGATATCAAAGGCGCATTTATTACTGATGCTGATTTTGGTGGTTTAGATTATGCAAGCGGCGAACCTGTTGAAATTTCTGTCACTGTTCGGCCGGATGAATGTATATTAAGATACTAAGTAAAGTTTATTTTTTAAGTTTTTTTAATTAAGATCTTGTGTAACTACACAAGGAGGAGTTTTATTTTATGGCAGAATCAAGAGCTACTGTAGAGTTTGAGAATGATAACGTAGATTCAAAAGAAGAAGTAAAAACAGATATAAACCCGCAAGAGATCACTGATAATCCAGAGGGATATGCGCGTAAAGTGGCGTCCGAAAAGGCTAACCAGTATGATCAGATGGCGGGTTTTTCTGTGCCTAGGGATTTTGTAATGCTTCCTTCAAAGGGAAGAATTTATTCACCAGATTCTCCTCTTCATAATATGGAAGAGATTGAAGTAAGACATTTAACTGCTGCTGATGAAGATATTTTAACTTCAAGATCTTTATTAAGAAGCGGTACTGCTATTGATACTTTATTGGATAATGTTATTGTAAATCAAAGTATTAAAGCTGAAGAGTTAGTGTCAGGTGATAAAAACGCGATCATGACATTTTTAAGAATTACCGGTTATGGACCTGAATATAATGTGGAAATTAGTTGTCCGGGCTGTAATGAAGATGTAAAAAGTGAATTTGATCTTACACAGCTTAATATGAAGATGTTGGATACCGATCCCGTTGCTGAAGGTCAAAATAGGTTTTCATTTGATTTGCCCTCTGGTCTTAATGTTCATTTTAAGTTTTTAACAAGTAGAGAAGATAAAATAATTTCGGATGAACAAGAAAAAATTAAGAAGATGACTAACTCTCCGTTAGATCATAATGTTACTACTAGATTTAAATACCAATTAATTTCTGTGGATGGAAATGAAGATAGATCTTATATTAACAATTTTATTAATGTAATGAATGTTCGTGATTCTAGAGCTTTTAGAAAATATTTTGAAGAAATTGAACCCGACGTTATAATGAAACAAGATTTTAATTGCCCGCAATGTGGCCACCGAGGGGAGGTGGACATACCGGTGACTGTCGATTTCTTTTGGCCTGACGACTAGTCATAGGGAATATATATGGGAAGAAGTGTTTATATGTGTTTATTATGGTCATTTGAATTTTGCTGATGCATATAACATGCCAATTCATCGTAGAAAATGGTGGATTAAAAAAATTAATGAAGTTGTAGATAATCAAAATAAACAGCAAAATGAAGTAGTAAGAATGCCTCAATCTGGATCATCTGATGGCCAATCACTGCGCGCAAGAAATATAGGCCGTTAAATAAAGTCCCTTCACTTAATTTTTAAAGTGAAGGGATATTTATTTATATAGCATTATATAGAGGAGAAAATATATGAAACCAAAATGGATGCGAGATGAAGAATCAGAATCTGATTATGGGTCTGTTGGAGGTACATTACTTAAAGCTTTATTAATGGGAGTTGGTGTCGCAGCTGCTGTAGATTTTCTTATAGATAAAAAGAAAAAAAATAAGGCCGGTTTTACTGTACAAGATGAAAGAAATCTTAAAGAATTACAAAAGCAGCAAAAGGCTGGTAAAAAGGGAACTATTCCTACAAGAGGAATGAACTTAAAAGATGCTATCAAAGCAGCAAAAAAGAAGAAATAAATAGTGATTTATAATGGCTGATATTGCTAATCAATTAGAAGGCGCGGTTGAAGGTTTAGACCGATTCTTAGAGGCACTTGATAACTCCAGCATGAAGTTAGGGAGTAATGCTGCTGTAGAGTCAAAGCTTGCTCGTGCCGCACATAAAAAAGCTCAACAAGATTTACGTTTTAGAAAAAAAATTGAGAAGATGGAGAAGGAGACATCCAAAAGAGAAGCTCAACATCTTGCTCAATTAAAAGCTCTGCAGCCTTTACGTCAAAAGTTATTTGCTGGATTAAAACAAGAATTACAGGCCAAGTCAGATTTAATTAAACAAACAAAAGGCTTAGGTGATGCACTTAAGAAAACAGGTGCAGGTTTAGGTAGTATGTTTAAATCTTTAGGTAAAGGTATATCTAAAGCTATGAGTGGTTTAGGTGCCGGTTTTAAGGGTGGCATTGCGGCTGGATTAGGTGGCATATGGGATAGTCTGAAAAAAATTGAGATTGCTGGATTTTCGGTAGGAAGAATGCTTGGTGCTGTGGTTGCTGGTGCTAAATTATTATATGATGTATTGAGTACTCATGAAAAATTAATGAATGATATTACTAAGCAAACCGGTATAATGGGTGATACTTTTAAAGAACAATATAGAAAAGAAATAATAGGGGCGTATCAAGATTTAGGTAAATATGGATATGAATTAAAAGAGGTAGTGAAATTAACTCAAGATATGCGCGAAGCTTTTGGTGATGTAAGTTATGTAACGCGTGAAATGGTTAAAACATCTGCTGAATTACAAATGGTTTATAGAATATCATCTGGTGAGGCTAATGAATTAGTAGAAGCTATGACCAGATCTGGTTATGAAAGCAAAGAATTCCTAAATACAATGCAAAAAACAGCTATTGTAATGGGCGCCGACGTGGGCATGGCCATGCGCGATGTAGCTAAAAATACTCAAATGATGGAGTTGTATGCCGGCCGCGGTGAAGAATATTTTGCTCGTATGGCGTCTCGCGCTGCTTTGCTTGGCACTAACATGCAAAGTATCGAAGATTCAGGTAAGGCGTTTGAAGATTTTGAACAAATGGCTGAAAATATGGGAGTGATGTCACAGTTATTTGGCGCTGGCTTTGCCGATGGTTTAAAAAGCTTAACTGACATGCGAATGATGTAT